TTCCGACATGGGCGCACCCACAACATTTTCAAGAATGCCAGTATAAAGGCCTGGCTTTATGTTTTCAGTTAAGTCTGTAACGTTTAAAGCAGCACCCAAACCAAATGCACCAACCTTTAACAGTCTACCTGATGTAGAATCTGTTGATGAAGTTTGCGTCCTGCTTTCCAATCCAGCCGGTGTTACTGCTCTACTTGAGTCAGTGCCTGTTTGCGTTTCAGCATTGGTAGCCAGTTCAACTAGGCCAGTACGCGTATCAGTGGCAGTTCTGCTTGAAAGGGATGAAGGCGTTACGGCTCTATTAGAATCAGTGCCAGCTTGCGTTTCTGCATTGGTAGCCAACTCAACTAGCCCAGTTCGTGTAGTTAGTGCTGTTCTGCTTGATAAAGATGCAGGCGTAACTGCTCGCTGGTTATCAACTCCCAATAATGTTTCTATGTTATCCGCTAGCTCAACCACGCCTTCACTTTCAGTAGTAGCAGGCGGATTTATAAAATTAGCATCACCAAACGTTACACTTGCTGGATTGATAGATTGTAAAACTATATCAACGGCCAAAAGCGCAATAGATACAGCCGTTTTATCAATGATAGAAGTATTATGAGAGTAAACCGCAAACAGTGTGCCGCTGGCAAGGTATAAGCCAAATTCGTAAACTTGGTAAGCATCCGTTCCTTCATCACGCGCACTTATGTGAATAGTATTATCACCTACCGCCGCGCCTGAAATGGTACTTAACCGCTTAAATTCATTCTGTAATGCTGCTTGTGCTGCGCTAGCTGTGTACTGACCAGAGCCAAAACCTATTTCAGAAATGGTTACTGGTGCAGTGCCGTTGTTTTCAGCGTTAATTATTTCAGCGCGACCAGCATCTGTTATTACAATTTGTAGTGTCATTTTATCGCCTCTTTAATTTAGTTGCGCGTAGCCGGTGAACCATCAACCTTAAAATTGTTATTAAATTGCTCGAAATTCTGGCTGTTATTTATGTTTAAATCATAAAGTCCCGAAGATTCAAAAGTGTTGCTATCAATCCAAATTTGTCCAGCACCAGCTTGTGCTTGAAATCTTATCAAGTTAGTATCTGATTTTATTGTTGAATTGAAAACTTTAAACATTTTCATTAATGAAACTAAAGTGCTGCTTTGCCTTATGCAAATACCTGACCCAAGACCCTGTTCAGCATTAGTTTCAATTTTAACAATGTTAAGGCAATCAGACCCTATATCAATACATGAGTAAGCAGAGTTTTCCAAACCACCAACTAACTTACCACCAGTTATTTCAATCAATTCCGTTGTTCCAACAATACTTACTGCGTTTCTTCCAGCCTTTACATCGCAATCGGTTATAACTCTTACTGAAGGAATATCATTGTCACTTCCTGGTGAATCATATATACCATTACCTGAATTATTACCTATATCGATGTCACATCTAGTAACGTACAGGTTCCAGCCTCTCCACTGAATCCCGCCCTTCTCGCCTCTATCTTTACAGTTAATGTAAGTTGTATCCCCTGTACCATTATGGCAACCGTAAGACGGCCTGTGCCCAAGGTAAGACTCGCAATCACTAACAGTGAGATCAAATGAACTGGCTGAATCTTGAAGGTGTCTAGTCCTAACGCCTACAACTTTTGACATTTGCCCGGATAGAACCCTACTAAAGAAAACACCATAAAAACCACTGTCAACTCCCTCTGTTGGAGTTGGATAGTTTTCAGCATGACCTCTTATAAATCCATTTAATATTTTTGCGTTTCTCCCAAAATTTGGTCTGTATGCTAGATTTTCAAACCCATTAACGTGAAAATTCTTTATAAGAAGATCTCTAAAATAAGAAACATGAGCAACAGATATACCGATTCCGTTGCCTAAATCTCTTCTGTAATTCCCACCAAAGAATTTACCACCTAATATTTTAATGTTTTCTATTTGATCCCAGCTTTCTACGGATACGCTAAAGCCTGAAACTTGAAAATCAAAAGGAAGAGGCTGCATGATTTTCACAACATTTCCATCAACACTAGTTACGGTAGCAATAAACCGTCTGCCAACATCAATAGCAAATTCACGATACCATAACTGGTCAGAAAGAATGTAAATCTCCGCTCCTTCCTTGATTCTCGATCCATCCGTGACAGTCAACGTCATCTGACCTTTAACAGCGTCTTGCGCCAATGTAGTTGCCCCGTATATAGAGCCTGACATGTTAAAAAGAGCATCTGGTACGTTTTGAACATCATCACCATACATATCTGAACAGTCAAAATATGCACCATAACAATCCAATGTTATATTGCTAATTCCATTAGTGTTTGTGGGGCTGTTAACCTTAAAATTACCTCTAAACTTATAAATATTTGAACGTAAAGAATTTAAAGCTAACTGTATAATTGATGAACAGTCAGAATTATCTTGAATACTACCGTAGCACCTTACATTTTCCAAATCTTGCAAAACCCAAACACGCCCATTAGCCGCAACAATATCACCAGGCAAAGCATTGTAACCTTCATCGCTTAATATATAGTTCGCATTTGCTCTTTCACGGCATATTGCTCTGCGGCCAGTAATGATCGGATTAGAAGCTTCAAGCTCTGCTGCGGTTTCAACATCGTACTTAAATAAAAGATCTGCAAGCCTTGCCAAAACTGAACGCTTATCTGTTCCATTAGGGCCAGCGGTATTGTCAGAAACATCGATCAGTAAAACCTGATCATCATCAGCAACTTCTGTTACCTCTGGCAAGTCTGTAATTTTAACGTCTGCCATTCATTCAACTCCTAATAAAGCGTTAAGTAGTCACCAGATTGTGTAAGGTAAATACCTGTATCTGGTCTTGCCAAGTAATAAGGTTCTGGTGCATCTTCAAATTTCAATCTTGCGAACGTAGCAACGCGAACGCCGTTAGTTAGATTTAACCCGCCATTGGCTTGCGTTGCAACAGATAAAGTATAGTGTGAGCGTACTGGCTTTACATCATCTATGCGCAACATCAAATCAGCCTGTGTTTGTGCGCTTACTTGGCCGGGGATCTCGTTAACAGAAAGCGTAACGGTAAAGGTGTGTGGTGTGCCTAATGGTGATTGTTGCCACCACTCGCGAATGATCACCGCCGATCCTAAACTTTCAACCGCTTTTTTAACCGCTGATAACGTACCTTTCTTTGACTTCTCGCTGATAATGGTACGTATAACACTTCGCTTTAAGTGTAACGGCCAGCTATCGCGCCAAACTTTACTATCAAACTGCCAAGCTATGTGATCAAGCTCTTGGCTGCTTAGTTCGTCAATGCGTGAAAATATAGCGGGAACCATAAGCTGTTCACTTACGGCTTTTAACTCTGGATCGATAGCGATAGATGAAGCGTAAACATTCTTATCCTGCGTTAAATTATCAGGAACAAGATCCAACAATTCTACTTCATCAATATTAGCCATTCTCAGTACCTTGGTAATTGACGGTTACCGTTCCTTCCTGAGCAACTTGCGTATCATCAAGCGTTGTAAATACAGGTTCGGTTATTGTGGCACGTTTTGCGCCTGCCTGCTTAATGCGTGAAAGCAATTCATCAGGGTTAATGTCACGGCCAATATTTGTCTTTTGCCATGTAACAAACTCATTTACGGCATTGGTTACTGCGTTCTGAATGGTAGTGATACGGTTCGCATCATCGCCGCTTATCCAGTAATCAAGATCAATGTTGTAATTTGATGCAACTGGTGCCAATACGTTTACTTGATCTGTTAATGGCCTAACATCATCAGCGCTTAATGTATCGCTTACTTGATCAAGTACATCAGTGCCAGGTATTTCACCGTTTTCAAGTAACGGTCTGATATCGACAACGCCAGGTGAAGGGCTTGAAACACCCACATCAATAATGGCTTGGTTAGCAGTTAGCGCCCAATACACATACGCATCACGAGGCCCAGCAACACTAAATGAAGCAGGTGCAAGCCTGATACGTTCAACAAGTGCTTCATCACTTTCAATGTCTGCACCGCCTGAAGAAGTCGTGGTGTTCGTTACTGACTGAACATAAGGAAGCGGAGTAACAAGTGTGTTTATCTGACCGGGTAATAAGTTGTTACC